GCTTGTTGCTGAATCCATTGAACAGGAGGAGATCAGTAAGCTACAAAGCCAAGCTACCATTCGTGCCGTTCAGCTCGCAAAGCGCATTGCTGCCTCGCGTGAGATTCCCCTAGATGAGGCTTTTGCGCTGCTGCAGGGCGGTGGCTCCATTTCAGAAGCTGAGCTGCTGTCTGAGTTCACAGAGGAGACGCTGAGCATGATTACCAGCGGATCGTCGGTGGAAGCCACTAATGCCCGCATGGTCACTGCCTTCATCCGTTCTCGTGGGCAGGGTCTCATTGATGGCGAATGGCAGGACCTTGGCGATTGGGAGATTGAAGACACCAAGAATCTTCCGCGTAAAGCCATTGCAAAAGTGGTTGAGTTTATTGCTGAAGAGCAAAACGCTGAGACGCAGGAGGCTGTAGAAGCAAAAAAGGCAGCGAAGAGGAATTCTCCTCAGTAGCAGAAAAGCTTGAAGCGCAAGCCAGAAAGCAGCTTAAGAGCCTGACGGATTGGAACGAAATCTACTTCAGGCTCTCAGCTTCTGATTTCAAAGACGAGCGATGGAGTGCCAAAAATTTTGGCCTCCAGAAGCTTGATGACGTTAAGCGTGCGCTGAAATATCTTGATCGTCATGACATTGCAAAATACAATGTCGCGAGTGTTGCTGTAGCCAAGCTTGGCACTATGGCAGCAGGAATGATGGCGGGAAGAAAGAGCAAAGTAAAACCTGAAGATTTCTTGCCGTTTGATACCAAGCAGCTTAAGAAAGAAGATGGCGTGACGGATGCAAGCTTGATTGTTCTACAGCGTCTGATGAAGACGAGAAGAATGGATGGGCGCGTTATTGCATTGCTTGCTGATGAAATGAAGGCTTTTGCTGGGCGCAATCAAGAGCAATGATTATAGAATGAAGGGAATGCAGACGTAAAGACAGATGGCTCAAGACGCCGAATTGAAGCTGAAGGTAAGTCTTGACCTGGCATTTTTTAGGCAGCAATTAAGCACAATTGGTACGCAGCTTGGCGGACAGTCTGTTCCCATTGCTATTAGGTTTGATAAGAAAGCTATTGCAGATCAATATCGACTTCTCGATAGGTATATTCGCGGCAAGAAATTCACTGTTGAGCTAAACCTTGTTGGCGGCTTAACGAAGAATGAGTTTGACAAAATCAAAGGAAGGCTTGACGACCTTCGCGATCTTCGCAAAGTAGAAATTCCTATTGGCATCAAGAACGGTGCCACTGGTAAGGACGTTGATAAAACTATTGCGTCTATTAAAGAAAGGCTTGCTCAAAACCAGCAAATCAAGCAAGGCGGCGGTAAGCTGCGTATTGAAACTAGTGTCAAACCTTCGATTACGAATGAGGATATTGCTGTTTTTAAAAAAGCAGTAAAAGACAAGCTGAGCAAAATTAGTGCATTAGAAGTTGCGACCAAGCTGGATGTGCCTAAAGTTGAAGACCTGCTTAAGGGTCTTCAGAAAAACATTAATCGACAGAAACCATTGCTTGTAAAGACAAGCATTAAGCCATCAATCTTAAGCGCCGATATAAAGGCATTCAAGAAAGCGGTAGAAAGCAAACTATCTGGAATCACCGTAAAAATTAACGCGGAACTAGAAACCATTGGAGGAGGCAAAACAAAAGCGCAGATTGAAAAAGAAGTATTAGCCGGATTGGAGCGCATTCAGCAAATGGGCGCTGAGCGCATGGGAGGAGGCGTTACTGAACCCGCTCGCAGAGAAAGTCTTAGGCAGTCTCTTCAAGGACGAGATATCGGGGAACTCAAAGACATTGGAAAACAATTAGGAGTGGCTGGCGTTGGTAAGTTCAGGAACACTCAAAATCTGATCGAGAGGATTGTCACAGAGGCTTCCATCGAGATGATCACTAAATATCTCGATCCTCAGGCTGTAATGCGCAATCCCGATAGGAGCGGACTTAATAAAGTGCTTGACACTTTTGCGCGTGGCTTATTCAACATGCTTGGCATGGATGTCGCTTCTATGCGGCAGCAAGCGGCGCAGCGGAGAGCGTTGCCTGGAATTAATTTTCCGGCGACTGTACCTTCGCGTCCTATTTCTATTGGTCCTTCTGGAACCGGCAGGGCATTGCCTCCCGGCGCAATTCCGGGCGCTCTACCTGGCACTGCTTTTGGCGCTCAAAAATATCTTCCCACTAATCTTGGCATTGAATTACAGCAAATTCTGCAAAAAGCTGCATATGCTTTTGTTGATGCAGTTCGACGAGAAGTGAGAACTGTAAAAATTGGCATTGGCGCTTCAATGCAAGCAGCTCTTCCTGCTGCTCGCATTGCTGGCTTGCTTCCTTCTGCTGTTGGCCGCGCTCCTAGCACTTATTCCACAGGGGCAATTGGCGGTGAATCACGCGAGCAAATGATGGCGCGGCGTACAGCAGAAGCTTATGCACGTTCTGCATTGCGTGGGATGGATGTAATGGGAGGAGGGGCTGGTCGCCCTCCGTCTCCTTATAGCTATGCGTATAGGAGTGCAAGGCCAACTAATGCAATTATTCCCTATGCACAGCCCGGTGCAATTGTGCCGTCATCCGTTGCCGGCGAGGGAGGAGCAGCGCCTCCTGGAGGAGGCGGTGGCGGCGCAGGAGGAATGGGCGGGATGGGCGGCTTTGGTCGTGCATTGGGAGGCGTTAATCTTCCTGGCGCAGGAGCCATTCGTGAACTTGGTGGAGAATTTGCTTTTGCTACACAACAGGTATTGCTTTTTGGTCAAGCGTACAAATTATTGGCATTTGTTCAAAATTTTCCAGCGCAAGTTGGAGAAGCGGTTAGCCAACTGCAAAGCTTCAGAAATACATTGAATAGCGTCACTGGAAGCGCCGAAGAAGCGGGCGACGCCAATGAATTTATTCTTGCGGCAGTTGAAAAATACAATATTCCGTTGCAGTCAGCTCGTGATGGCTTTGTGAAGCTTTTTGCTTCTATGGAGCCAGCCGGATTTGCTGCAGGCGAAATCCAAAACCTATTTCTTGGTATTACAAAAGCTGCTGCCACTTATGGTTTAAGCGCAGACAAAGTTGATCGTGTAAATTATGCTTTTGCTCAAATGGCAAGCAAAGGCCAAGTCATGAGCGAAGAACTTAAGGGACAGCTTGGCGATGTACTGCCAGGAGCCATGGGTATTTTCGCTGAAGCTGCTGGCTTTACAGGTCCAGATGCCATTCAGAAATTCAACAAAGCTCTTGAAGATGGTGTGTACAAAGGCGGCGAAATGCGCAAACTTTTGAAAAACGTAGCGGATGGTATGAATAAAGAATTTGGACCTGGCGCAGAAGGGGCTGCGAAAACATTCCAAGGTTCAATCAATCGCATGCAAAATGCAATCAAGAGTTTTTACGAAAGCTTTGAGCCTGCTGCCATTAGCGTGCTAAATCAAGTGGCAGTACCCTTGGTTAGTACACTAAAGAATATTACAGCCGGCATAAATGCTTATTTTCAGGGGCAAACAGCAGCTACGCCAGAAGCTCAAAAATTTGCAAATGCCTTACAAGTAATTGTGCCGGTGATTAGCGGCATCGCTAAGAATGCTGCAATTGTTGCCACTCAATTAGGATTAATGGCTGGAGTATTTGGCTCTGCTGCCATTCAGATTGGGAGACTATTATCTCTTCCTATAGTTGGCTACCTCGCATCGACTTATGCGCAAGTTTTAATCCTGACTACTGCTTTTAATTTCCTTGCGAAAAGCGCTATTGGTACTGCCATAGTTGCAATCTCTCAATTTATCGCGAAGGGCATTGTTTACGCGCAAGTATCGCTTGGCATGCGTGTTGCCACGCAGCAAACGACTGTAGCAATGTATCAGTTTGGCACAGCAGTACAAACTGTAATGATTAAGACTGTCATTGGGATTGCCCTTGTTGCAATGAGTGCTTTAATTGCAAAATTTGTGGAACTTCAGAATGCCATGGCATCAGTGTCTGGCCAATCCAGACAAATGCAAGATGCTGCTAAGGCATCCGCAAAAATGGGCGACGTAGCAGGCGTCAAGGAGGCAATCGGAAACATGGAAGATCGAGTGCAAACTTATAAAAAACTTAAAGGAGAGCTTGATAAAGTAATTGGCGACGAGCATACTTATGGCTTTTACCGTGAAATCCCATCTGCATTGGCGGGAGAATTAATGTCGCTAGGCCTTATAGTAGAAAGTTCAATGAGAAAAGTCGGGGCCGGATATAAAGTTAAAATAGGCGACTTGCGGGACGCTTATAATTTAGCCACGAAAAATGTTTCCGAATTCAATAAGGCTATTGATAGTTCTCAAGCACTTGTTGGTCAAGCACAGAAGAAAAATCAGCAGCTTAAGCAGCAAGGAGTCGTCACAGGAGCGGCGGAAAGCGATCCTAAAGCGTTAGCAAAAGCCGCAGAAGAAGCCCGCAAGCTTGCTGATGATAAGCGTAAGTACGAAGCTGATTTAATGAAGATTAGCTCTCAGCAAGCTATAAATTTAAATGAAATGGAGTTTGACCATTGGAAGAATCTACAACAGGCAAAATATGATTTTCTTGAAGCTGGTCAAAATGAATGGATGAGTAGAGAGCTGAAATTCCAACGCGATCTTCAAGCGATTGAAATTCGCAGAATCGAAGCAATTCGTAAAGCTCGCATTGAAACCGTAAAGGCGGAAACCGATGCGCAAGCAAGCGCTTATGTAGCGGGAGATTCCGGCGTTGGCGGAGGTGCCGCTATGTTCGGCGCTACCGGGAGAGTGTTCAATGCTCCTGGCTGGGTGCATGGTCATTTCCAAAACATGAACCGAGAGGCATTGGTTCAAGACACTGTTGAAGTGGTAATGAAGCTTCTGCAGCAAGGTGTTAAGCCTGAGTTGGGTAGCGGGCAAAAATTCACTGCTGGAATGCAGCAAGCTCAAGTGGAGCAGTTAGTGCGTCGTGGCATTGCTTCTCATAAATCGTACGCGAGTGGAGTTGGAGCCATTGATGTGTTTGTTCCTCAGGGAACACAAGTGCCAGTTGGCTTGTCAGGAGTGAGCAATCTCGGTGGCGCCGCTGGTATTTCTGGGAATCTGCCTCGTGGCACGCAATTAATGCACCTCGATCCCAGCTCACGCTCTGGAGCGGCTGGTGCAGCGCCTGCTGGAGTGCCTGCTTCAAGAATAAGAGCAGAAGCGAAGAAGGATTATGCTTCGGCGCTTGCAAGTCAAGAAGCAATTAATGCGAAAGAAAAAGAAAATCTTGCCACTAAATATGCAAATATTCAGGCGCAACAAGAGCTTAATATTCTCATTCGAGAATACACTGCTTCCATTGTTCCCGTGGAACAGCAAAAGCTTGAAAATACCCTCTTGCAAAATCGCATTAGTTAAATATCGTCGGGGGCGTTTGGAGATGCTATTGATACTGTCCAGAAGACTAACGAAGCCAGAGAAAAAGCTGCTCTTGGCGTGCAAATGGCCAGTGCTCAAATAGAGCAAAACAACAAACTAGTAAGAGATGGAATTATCAAGCAAGAAGAAGCAGATAAGCTAAATGCTTCTCAAGTGGAAAAGATTAAGCAGCTCACTCAGGGGCTTGAAGCTTACATCCCACTGCTAAGAGAAAGACTGAAGCTTGAGCAATCAAGTGCAGAAGCTACTTTGCGTGGTGAAATCACTCGCGCCACTCCTCTGGGAGGCATGGGACTTTCTGCTGGTTTTATTGGTCCCGCTAGCGATAGGTTTGAAGAGGCAATTGGTCGTGGAGCCACGCAAGACGAAGCGTCCCGTTTCGCTGAATTACAGAATCAACTTACTCTTCTTGAGAGCAGAAATGAAGCAATCAAACAATCTATCTATGGCATTGGCAATGCTTTTGGCGAAGCTTTAACTACTGGCGTAGCAAGCCTCGTTTCCGGCACTGCTACCGCTAAAGAAGTATTTGCAAGCTTCTTGCAAAGCGTGGGTCAAGCTTTGTCTCAAGCAGCTTCGCAGATGATTGCCACTTACATTGCTATTGGCATTGCAAAAATGTTTGCTGGCTTTGGCGGAGGCGGCGGAAATCCAGCAGGTAGCGGAGGAGGGATCTCTGATATTCTTCCTGGAGCAAGTAAATACATGGAAGGAGGAGGCGCTGCACTTGGTGCCAGTGCCGGTACATTTGGTGCTGTAACAACAGGCTATGCCAATGGTGGCGTTGTGCCCGGCGGCTTCCGTGCGTTTGCCAACGGTGGTGTTGTCACCGGCCCTACTCTTGGTCTTGTAGGCGAAGGCAAGTACAACGAAGCAGTTGTTCCCCTCCCGGACGGTCGTTCCATCCCCGTGCAGCTTGGTGGTCGTTCTGCCCGTGACCTCATGGGCAATGGCGCCCCAGGCATGCCTCAAGCGCCTTCTCTGAGCATGAAGTTTGAAACGACTAAGATTAATGGCGTAGAATACGTTAGCAGGGAACAATTAGAGCAAGCAATGGCAGAAACTCGTCGCGCTTCCATTGCTGGAGGCGCTAAACAGGGTATGTCAATGACGCTCGATAAGATTAAGCAAAGTCCCTCCACTCGCTCTCGAATTGGTATGCGCTAATGGCAATATTCCCTTCCATTAGACCAACCGGACGCTCCTATTCTCCGGGGCAATTTCCCACGAAGGTTTATCGTGGGCTTTCAGGAGCAACTGTTAAGCGAGTGTTTGGCAATCGCTCGTTTGGTCACGTCATTGATCTTCAGTTTGAAAATATTTCTGATGCCAATACAAAGGCCATTCTTGATCATTACTATGGGCAATATGGAAATTATTCCCGCTTTAATCTTCCCGACGATATATTTTCTGGCATGAGCACAACGTTAAAAGGCGTTGTGCAAGCTCCCACGAATATCCTTTGGGAATACGCAGAACCTCCGCAAGTTGAGAGTGTATTCAATGGGCGTAGCACTGTTACAGTGAGGCTAATTGGCGAGCTGGATTATTCTGGCGTTTAATTATGATGCCTACAATCCGCGTGGCGCATTTCGCTTTCATTGAAACGGCGAATCAACGCAGTCATTACTATCAGAACTATTTCTTTGGTAAAGACTTTACGGCAGTAGCAATCCCTGGCACTGCTTCACCAGTGTATCGCCATGCACCCTTTGAGGCAAGAGGCTCTACAGCGGCACTAGGAGGCGATAATCCCGCTCTTCAGCTTTTGTTTCCTCATACTGCTTTCGCCATTGCAATGGTTGAGGATGGAGAAGGCAATCGCCTTAGCAAGCTACAGCTAAGAACAGTGTGGATGGCTTCCAATGATATTTCTAATTACGCCAGCTATACAGTAGTAAATCAATATACGGAATACTATATTGGTGTTGGCGCTGCATTCAGCGACACTACCATTGAACTTCGTTTCAGGAGCGCAATGGACAGTGTTGGGGCCTCGTTCCCAGCACAACAGCTAAATAGGCAAAACGTTGGAATTCTTCCGCTTAATGCAGACTTGCGCTTGCAATGATTAATGATCTGATTGGTCTTTCATATGAGCGAAGGGCTAGACCGTCTGATGGAGAAGGTAAAAGCGATTGCTTTATGCTTGTCTGTGAAGTGAGGAGAAGACTTGGCCTGTACGATTATGAAGATGACTTTAAGTGGGCTTATGACGAATACGATAGTGGCAATTTGCCAATAAAAAGAGTGATTAGATGGTTGTTTGAAAATGGAAGAAGGACAACAACTAAAGACGATGGAAATGTGGCAATTATTCTTCCAAGGCCTGGCGGTGAAATAGCAGTGGGGGTGGCTTATGATGGAGGGATAGTCACAGTTTCAAGGAATGGACGATCATATTGGTCTCCATCTTTTCCATCGTTGAAGCTGTTTAAAATGCTGCCTGATATTAAGCAATGAGACGCCTCCTTCCCTACGAACGCGCTCTAATTGATACGATTGCGATCACGGAGGAAGAATATTTTCGTTTTATTGCTTATCAAGAGCAGTATAAGGACATTAAGGATGGCACTATCTTTGATGTAAGAATGGGCACTGGCGCTGAATGGGCGCTTGCCGCTGCAATTATTTCCATTGTTGGGACAGTTGCTCAGGTTGCGGCAACATTATTAGCGCCAAAGCCTCAGATTGATAGTCCAGATGCTCCCGGCAGTCGCCGTGAGCGGAGGTTTAATCCTCGATTTGGTTTCGATAGCGCTCAAGATTTGGCTCAATATGGCAGTCCAGTCAATCTTGTCTATACAGACATCGATACCAATCCCAATGGCGGCGTAAGGGCTGCCACTTCATTGCTGTGGTCTGCAGTGCATAGCTATGGAGCCAGGCAATATATGCAAATACTGGCCGCCGTTGGCAGTTCTGATATTGTAGAAATTTCTGCTGAGCGTATTGCATTTGGTCAAACGCCGGCTCGACAATTTGTCAATACTGGCAACTGGTTTTATTTCCGCTCTGGCGGCCCTATTGTTTTCAATAATCTCTTGAGAGGCGATTCGACAGATCCCGCAAGAGCTGGACGTGCACCAGTCGATGCAGTTTACAAGCCGTATATTGTCGCTCCAAATGCTTTTGATGGCTTTAGTCAATCATTTTCTCCGTCTTCGTTCTCTTCTTTCGGCATTGAGGCTCCCATTCCAATCAATGTAGACGTATACGAAAGGGAAACTGATGGAAGCCCAAAAGGAAGCAACAATAGAATTACTGTTACTCAGCGAGGCAGCTATTGGCCTGGAATTTATGGCACATCAAGGCAGGCATTTCCAATTGGTCATCGAATTGTTTTGGAGATTGCAAAAAATGATGGTAAGGGCAATTTAGCTGAAAAACAAGCGGAAGAAGATCGCCTTGTGGCAGCATCGTCCATGGATGTAGCAAGCATTTATAAGCTTGGTAGCGCAAAATTTAAAGTGGCAAATATTGCTGGAGATGACGATCTGGACAATGGCAGGCTAATAGTCACTCTTGAATGTTTTGACGATATGGGAGGAGTGAATGGAGGCTATGCGCCATGGGAAGATTACCAAACGCAAACAGTAAGAGATCAAGAGGAAGAGATTGGTAATTTGTTGCCAGCACTAAAGGATAGTCTCAAGAAGAAGCAGGACGAACTGGCATTTAACATGCCTATTACGATCACTAATTTAACGGCATCACAACAGCAAGCTTACGCAACATTTAATAGCAAGATTGATGAAATCGAGGACTTAGTTGATGACATTGCTTA